ATTTGGAGCACCGGCCAAAGTTAATGTTATGGAAGAAGATAATAAAGTTAAAGTAAAATTATTATCATATGATAGTAACGGTAATTTAACAGATACTGTTTCTAACACATTAAAAAATAATATCATTAATTATTTATCTGAATATAGAATGATTAATGATTATATTGATATTGATAGTGGTGAAGTAATTGATTTAGGTTTAGAAATAGATTTAGTTGTGGATAAGAACACAACAGGAACTGATGTATTAAAAAATACAATTCAAGAAAGTATTAAATTTTTCAATATAGATAAAAGAAAAATGGGTGACCCTTTATTTATCGGTGACCTAATGAGGATAATTGGTAATGTAAGTGGTGTAATTAATGTTGTTGAAATTAGAGTATATAATAAACTTGGTGGAAATTATTCACTTTCAGAAGTTAATCAGGCATATAAAAACGACATAACAAAAGAAATATTACAATCAGATATGACAATTTATATGAAATCAAATCAAATATTTCAAATAAGATTTCCTAATATAGATATTAAAGTTAGAACTAAAACATTAGGATTAACTACATTATAATATTTATTTTCGTTATTTTTAAACAATGATACAAAGACACAGAATAAATACTAATGTAGGTGGTGATAAAAAAATTACAGTAGAGTTAAAACAAGATTATGATTTTCTTGAAATATTATCATTAAGATTCACACAACAAGATGTTTACGCTTCGTTATGTGCCGACTATGGCGTTATATGTGGTAGAATTGTAGCTAATAATGGTTTAGGTATACCCAATGCCAAAGTATCGATATTTGTTCCACAATTAGAAGAAGATAGTAATGATCCGGTAATATCGGTATTATATCCTTATAAAACCATTGAGGATAAAGATGAATTTAATTATAGATATAATTTATTACCACAAAGGAAACAACATCCCGGACACGAACCAACAGGTACATTTCCAGATCAAATAGATATTTTAACAAGGGAAGAGGTTTTAGAAGTGTATGAAAAATATTATTCTTTTACTGTTAAAACTAATGAATCAGGTGATTTCATGATATGGGGTGTTCCATTAGGAGAACAAACAATACATGTTGATGTTGATATGTCAGATATTGGTTGTTTTTCACTAAGACCAAACGATTATATAAGAAAAGGTTTTGGTGTTGATGATTTTAAATCATCATATGAATTTAAAGCATCACCTGATATTGATTCTTTACCTCAAATAACATCATTTAATAAAACAATAACAGTATATCCATTTTGGGGTAACGAAGATTTCTGTGAAATTGGTATATCAAGAGTTGATTTTGATTTATCAAGTCAAGGGGTTAAAATTGAACCTATGGCGTATTTTATTGGGTCAATATTTACCGATTCAGGTAAAATACGATTAACTAAAGACTGTGTTCCTGATAGTAATATGGGAACAAAATGTAAATTAATAACCGGTACAGCAACAATAGAGGCAATTAGATTTACAAATGAACTTGATTCATTAAATAGACCAATTTTAGAATTATATGAATTAACGGAGGATGTTGATGAAGATGGAACATTTATGTTTCAATTACCGATGAATATGGAATACGTATATACCGATGAATATGGTGATAATCAAATAACTAACGATAGTAATAAAGGTGTTGCGACTTCAGCGGTATATAGATTCAGAATTACAATGAATGGTGACACTAACAACACAAAGAAAAGGACATTAGTTGCTGAAATAAATAGAAAAACAGTGTTAAGATCGGTAGGTGCTGGTGCGTTAACAGCAAACCCATTTTTTAGTGCGGCACAATCAATAAGAGTTGGTGGAAAAAGAACATTAGCTAGTTATTTAGTACCAAATATTCGAGAATATAACACAACGGAAGAAGAAAAAGATAAATCATATACATTTTCAATAGATTGGAATGACTACCCAACAGGAGCAACAAATAGTAATGTGATTTTTAATAATGAAATGGGTAAATTTTACCCACAAGATTATTTTTATAGATTCAATTATAATAAAGTTTATACATTATCCTCATTTATGGGTTCGTATTTCAATGGTCAAGGTGCGGAAAGAGAAACGTTTTTAGGATTAAAAAATATCACACCAAAAGTAGAGGATGATTGTGAAAGTTCAATTGTAACACCACCAGTTAATTTTGGTACAAGAAAAAGTTCATTTGCAATATTATTAGCAACGGTTTTAAATATTTTTGAAAGAATAATTCTATTATCGTTTATCGGTGTAATTCAGGTATTAATAATACCATTTCAAGCGTTGAGAAGTTTTAGAATATTTATACCACCAATATTTAAAAGAAATAAACCAATAATTGATTGGTGGCCATTTAATCCGGAACAAAATAAAATAGGTAAAATAACAATACCTGTTGTTTTGGATGTTGATAAATATGTTATTGAACCATTACAAATTTTTGGTACATTAAAATTGGGAATAGTAACATATCCTGAATGTGAAGAATGTAGTGATGTTGATGGTGAAGTTGATATTACCGAACCGAACGAGTCAACACAAAACGCTAAGGATGTATCTGAATTATTCGCCTCTGTTATGACAGGGGTTTTGTTTCCTGATACAACATACACAACAATAATCGATAATGGGGTAAAAATAACAGACTCCGATCCAAATATAAGTAAACTATATTTAACAGTACCGGAGGGTATAAACCCAAGACCAGTTGCTGTGGCAACAAATGGGGTAACAATTATTGATTTAATAAACGATCCAAATAGATATTTTATAAGATTAAACGGTGAAGGTTATGGTGAAAGATTACACATTTTTGAATATTATTATAACAATCAAACTTATTATTATGTCGAAAACACCGTTTATGATTTTATAAATGTTGAAAATAACGATTTAGTCCCTTTTGAAATTTATGATAGTCAAGAATCGTTGTTTGTTGATGAAGTGGATGGGGAATATAGTACAACAATAATAAGTGATGATTTACCAACTGGTTGTAATCAATATCGTACATTATATGACGAAACAATTGTTGGGGAAACATACTGTATTGATGAAGAACAGCCATATAATACATTATCAAGAAATGATTTAGTTTCTGGTTATGGGTGTAGTGGAGGTAAATTAATTGCAGGTCAAACAATTAAAGCGATAACAGCGAATCCATGTAACACATGTATAACAAAATCAGGTTATTCGGAATTTAGAAATGGTTCATTTACTATAATACCGGCAACAAATCGTTTTAATAGAAGAGCAAATAGGAAAGCTATTTTTGAATATTCAAAAAGAAAATTAATAGGGAAATTATTTTGTGAAGGTGTAACAAATTATTCATTTATGGATAATTGGTTATCAGGAACTTTATATTTTTTCCCATTTGAATCGATTGTTAAATGGAATGATGAACCAACATTTGATTTGAATTTTTTTAGAACATCATATTGTGAAGACTTATTATATTTTAAAGTTAAAGATAAGAGATTTTATTATAAATCAACATATTTTGATGGTACTAATTTTTTAGCCCCAAATACAGATTCACCGAAAAATAATTTAACGTATTATTTAAATGCTAATCAAAAATTTGTTAATAGTGGTACATTAGGACACCCAACAACAATCGTTGATTTAGGTCCAAGAGATGAATTCATTAAAGATATTTGTCTTGATGCGTCATTAGATCCTAATTCGTCTGTTGTTAGGAATTTAGGTACATCATCATATCAAAATTTTAAAGATATGTATGGTTTATATATAAATTATAAAATGGATACATATGGATTAGATGGTAATTTAAGGAAATTTTTTAATAATGATGGTTTTAATAATAAAATACCATTTAAATTGAAAAATAGGGTATTAAATGGTGATATTTTACAATTAATTTCAATGAATAATGAAGTTGGAATTGAAGAATTTAGTTTATTAAATAAAAAATACGCAGTATATAACCCAACTATTTTAGATCAAGAGCAATATCCTGAATTTTTTAAGGCTACTGATAATTCATTAAATGGTCCATTACCGATGCAATTACAATTAGATGATGATGGTTATAGAATTAGAACATCATTAAATGAACCTGGTAGATTAACTGAATCATCACAAAATATTCCATTTTATTTATGGGATAAAAAGGGAGATGGGTTTGGTTTAGGTGAAAGTCAATCATGGAAGTATTCTACATTTACATCACCAATTAATATAACGGCACAACCACTTCAAGGTATGACATTAAATTATGCACATTCATTAGATGAATCGTATCCATATGTTTTATATCCAATAACAAAAGAATATACCGGACAAACAATATCATTAAATAATATTGAATATGTGAGGATAAGTAACGATTTTAATATTGAATATTTAAATGAAATTAATGGGCAATTAAGTAATGTAATTGATAATACACATCTTAATTACAATAATCAAGAAGAAGGTTTTACTTTTCTATATGTAACAGATGGTGATGGCACATTATCAGGTGCAACGGAGGGTAAATTATATACAAGAGTTGGTGAAATTGGTAATAATTGGGTAATAAATAATTGGACAAATAATATAGACTATTTTATAAAACCAACATCAACAAATTACAATGGTAATTTACAAATATTATCAACACCATTCATGTTTTATTTTGGTTTAAAACCAGGTAAAACCGCAATAGATAAATTTATAAATCAATTCGGACCATTAGGTTCTTTTACAACAACATAATGGAAAAAAAAGAAATACTATTACCAAATAAGAGATACGCAAAAGCAAATGAGGAAGAATTAAATTTAAGTTTAAATCTTGAAACAACCGAATCATTAATTAGGGTTGGTGAAAGAGATATTATTTTAGATGCTGCACAAATTTTTGATGATGAACGTAATGCAAGTAATCAATATAAAATATATGGTAAATTAAAAATGATTTTTAGGAATATGTATTCAGGAACAACCTCATATAATTATTTACAAGAACGTCTTTATTTGAACGGTGACGGTAGTAATAGTGATTTTAGTGGTTACCTACCATATAATGAATTTGCGTTCCTTAGAAAAGATTTTTATAAGGAAACTCCACTTATTCAATCAGGGTCGGTTTTAGGTGCTGATAATAATATTGAATTTAAATATTCCGGATCCAGAGAACATACAACAATAACATCAGTTAACGCACCATATCATAATTGGAATATATATTTAACATATGTATCAAACAGTGATAAAGAATATCCAATGAAATACACATTAAGTGGAAATACAATATATAATTTTTTATCTGGTGATGGTATCCCATTTAGGGTAGAAAATAATGGTAATTCATATACATTAACAAGTCCAATACCACATGGTATATCTGAAAGTGAATTTATAATTATTAGTGGAATATCATATTATGTTAATAGTGTTGGTAATGGTATATATGATTCAAATAAATATGTTGTTAATATTTTAAAAACACAATTTGAAAATGGTACAACTATAAGTGGTGTTATTTTCGGAAAACGTTGTTTAGATGGTAATGATATTGAAAATTCCACATCAGAATATTACGTACATAAACATAAAACATTAACCAATGTTGATGATTATATAATGGATAACATTGGATTCGAAAATAATATATTTGAAGATGAAAAAAAAATATTATTAGAAAATAGTAAAGGTGTAAATGATGTTATTG